GTTGTTTTTGATTAATTAACCTATTTAAGGATTAGTCTTATCCTAACGTTAGTAAGGTAAGAATATAAATCCTCCAGCAGATAAAGGCTTGGTAGGGTATAGACGTTCTTTTGCTTTGTCATCTCTTTGATTTGTAGAGTATGTAGTAGCGTAGATTTCGTCATAAGTGGGAAAACGTTCGATTGGAAAGTCGGGTATTTCGTCTTGTCCCATTTGTAGTAACCACGAGAAAGATTTCTCGTTGGGGGTAACCATGAGTTTGTCTGTCAGAAAGGAGTGTATATCCTTGCAAACGGAGTAGACAATAGTAGAACAGCCAAGTGAGGCCCAGGCAATTCCGACGCATGTGGATGCGAGTTCGGGGAGGCCGTGTGAGCGTTCAGGAAACATTAAGTGAGCGAGTAGATCTTCGTCAGATCGATATGGCTTCATTAATTTGTTAGAGTATCCTAAAACTTTTATATCATTAAGAGTATCAGATATTTGTGATTTCTTGATATTTAGTTCAGCATTGAAGTATTCTAGTGCCAATTCGGCAAGTCTTCTCAGGAAGTTTTGATCTTCTATTTGGAATAATCGTTCAGCGAAGCAGCTTAAGCTGTCATCACCTTGGATCTTCAAAAAGAAGTTCAGGCTTTCGATATTAACTCCAGCTTTTGATAGCAGGGTCAAGATCATTATAGTATTGACAAAGGAGTCGAGTAGTTGGGTCTGTTGAAAACCGGAAGCGATTCCATTGTGTCTCCAGATGTATTTTTCACCATTTGGGAGGAGTATTGGTGTGTGTTTAATTGAATAACACATCCAAGTCCATAATCTATTAATACGTTCGGGTTGAGTCTTTGACTCAGGATAGAAGTTAGTTGGAATGTATCCATCTTCGAATGTAAAATAAGATCGCCAGATCTCATGTACATCATCGATAACTTCGTGGAGTGCTCGTTTGTCGAACTGTCTCCAGTCATTGGAAAGTACGGTGTTGAACGGGGCATGTTGATATGCTTTAGTCCAAAGTTTCCGTCATCCACCTTTGATCATTTCATTTCCCCATAAAAGAGGTGATTGAGTGTGACCATTAAGGTACTGCTCTTGCAGTGGCCAAATAAAGTGTTGTTCAACTTGAAGTAACAGTTTTGTAACTCCAAAAACAGCACGAATTTTGTCTTCCTCATCAGCGTCGACTATATGTGATCGAGCGTGTAGAGTG